CCAGATCTCAAACACCTCAGCCTTGGACCAGGGGTCGTGCTTGGGCGACTGGTCGTTGACGTCGGCCTTGCGCACCTGCGTGCCCATCGGCACGACCTTGGCGATCTCCTCGCCAAACCGCTCCACGAGCTGGTCCTTGGTCATCCACACCCGGCGGGCGACCCACCGCACCTCGGGCCAGGTCCGCGCCGGTGAGTAGAAGAAGTCCTCCCAGTAGATGTAGTCCACCGGAGCGTCCTCGTCAACGATGCGCTCGGCCTCTGTCTCGGCCTGGATCTCAATGCCGAACTCGTCGAACACGGGCGGGATCACATAGGGCTCGGTCTTGACCTCGTACCGCAGCCAGATCTGGCCCATGCCCACGATCAGCCAGTCCTCGATGCCCTGCCGCACGGCGGCGTCCCACACCGAGACGTTCTCGTCGAAGCCGCGGTTGAGGATCCGCTGCAGCATCAACCCGGCCACGCGGGCCTGGTCGTCCTCGAAGTCTTGGAAGGTTCTGCTCACGTCGGCCTTGGGTGGCCGCGCATACAGCATCGACAGCAGGACCTTCATCGTCGACCAGAACAGGTTGACCTTGCTCTCGTCCTTCGCATACGCATCGCGCCGGTCCAGATAGCGCTGCGTGATGCGGTTGGCGTCCGTGTGGAACTTCATCAGCTCCTGCTGCGACGCCTGAATTTCAGTCGACCAACGCTGCGCCAGACCCGCCGGGGTGCTTTGGAAATCGCTTGCGCTGGTGATCTTGGCGTTGGTTTCCATCACTTGCCCTTCAGCAGGCTGCTGCCTGCAATTTCGGGCGAGTCACCGCCCTGTAGTAATCCTTGCCGCGGCACTTGGGCGAGCAATACTTCGCCGCCCCACGCGTCAGGTGCTGTTTTTTCTGGAACTCAAAGCCGCAGACGACGCATTGCAGCGTCAGAACAGGCATCGACTCCCAGGCGCCCTTGATGTTCTTGATGGCGCGCTGCTTGTGCTCTTGCGTCGCGCCCTGCTCCAAGAAGTGATGCCGGTGGTGCTCGACTGCGGGCAGCAGCTCCAGGTTTTCCAGTCGGTTGTCCCTGCGGTCGCCGTTCTTGTGATGCACGTGAAACCCGGCCGGGATCGCGCCGTGATGCCGCTCCCACACAAGGCGGTGCTCATATGCTCGGCCGCCGCCTTTCTGGTAGACGACCCGGTAGTTGGTGTTCATCCGATCCTCTTGTCCTCAACCGGAGCCGTGCTCCACAGATCGTCCAAGCTGAACGCATAGTTCATGCTCTTGGCCACAGGTGTCGAGATTTTAGGACCGGGGTGCGCTTTTCCCACCACCGGACGCGCAGCAAGCGCGAGATACCGGAACGAGTCACTCGCGTGCGAGTGCTGATCGTGCTTGGGCCGGTTGCGGTAGGTCTGGGTTTTTTCGTCCCACTCCCGCATGTAGGCGCGCAGGTGGTCGACGCCGTCGTAGGTGACCTCCTCGTCGAACCAGCACTTGGGCAGCACCAGACGCGCAGCCTCGATGCCGTCCTGCAGCGACATCTCCGGCACCAAACGCGGCCGGATGCCGTTGGCCAGGAACTGCTCGATGATGGATTTGCCCGTCTGCAGAGACTTGGCCCGGGCATCGTGGGGCAAAAACACCCCCTCCGCGTTGACCCGGTACGGGCGCGACTTTACCCAGTCGATGTAGTGCTGAATCGGCTGGTTGTCGGCCTCGTAGAAGTCGACGATGCGATACCCGTCTCGCGTCTCCTGCCAGCCCCACCAGCTGCAGCTGTCGGTGAACCCCAGGTCGGCCACCAGGTTGACCGGGAACGCCGGGTCGACGGGGAATTTCCCAACGCGGCCCTGCTCATACGCGTCGCCGATCTGCTTGGCGTAGTACGCGCCCGGCACCGCAGCGTCGAACGAGCACTCGTACTCGACCTCGAAGGCCTCGGCCGTCATCTGCGCCTTTGCGTCGCGCAGCTCGTCGGGGTGGATGATGTTGGTCTTGGACGCGGGCAGCTCGAGCAGCATGTGCGTGCCAGGATTCAGCCGCGCCTCCTCGCGCAAATTCCAGAACAAGTTCTTGCCGCGGGGCGTGCCGGCGAAGATGGCCCAGCCCCTTCTGTCGCTGAGCGCCGGCCGGATCACCGTGTACCAGGCCGAGGGCCTCATGTCGCCCACCTCGTCCAGCACCGCCCCGTCGAAGTACATGCCGCGCAGGGCGTCGTAGTTGTCAGCGCCCGCGACGTAGATCGTCGACTCACCCTTGTGGCCGTTGTTGAGCGTGATCTTCAGCTCCGACTCATTCGGCGGCCGCGACCAGAACGGCCGCGTCAGATCCTTGAGGTAGCCCCACGCCACTCGCTTGGCCTGGTCGCGCTGCGGCGCCAGGTAGGCGAACTGGGGCTTGGGCAGCGCTGTCTCGAGCGCCCCCAGCACCAGGTCAGCGCACATGGCCACCGTCTTGCCGCACCGCCGGTGCGCGACGACGACCGTCCAGCGCCGGTCGCGGTTGTGCAGCGGCAGGAACACCTGGCGCGGCTGGTATTCCTGCAAATTCATGCGGCCGCGTTGATGTTCATATGGTTGTCAAACGCTGGATCTCGCGGTCGATGTACCAGCGCGCCTTGCGCAGGTCCTCCACCGGGCTGCTGCTTTTCAGCCCAGCGCGCCAGACGTACTTGATCGCGTTGCCGAGGTTGAAGTTGTAGTGCTCGGTGATCTGGATGCACTCCACCCCGCTCGGGTGGCCGGTGTAGTGGGCGGGGTGGTTGACGGGGTCGTGTTGAGGTTGGCTCATCGGGTTGGTGGGGGGTACTGAAAAATGGGCGGGGGCCCCAGCCTCGGCACCCCCTCCCCCCACCGGCTCGACGGGGGGGTGGGGGTCAGGAATCGTCCGCGGCCGGCAGTGCCCCGCGCAGGGGCCCAGCAGGGCGCAGGAGGCGCGATCGCACAGCAGGTCAGGCCAGGGCCCCACCTAGTCCTCCGCGGGCCTTGTGGGCCGTTCTATCGCCTCGGCCTCCGATGCCGCCGGCGTGGCCGGCACCCCCTCGGCGCCTGATGCCGGATCAATGATCCGGTACGTGCCGTCGTTTTCCCGTTGCAGATCAAGCACTTGCGCCGGCTGGTTCTCAATTTGTGCCGCAGGTGTGCCCACCTGCCGCTGCGATAACCAGCCCAGCTCCAGCCTGATGCCGCCGTCCACGTTGGCCTGGACCTGCAGCGGCAGCGCCTTGTTGACCATGGCCGCGAAGATCTGCCGGTCGCCCAGGCTGCCCTGCGCGCGCTCCACCAGCCAGGCCGCCAGGCCCTTGGTGCCCTTGCTGTCGGTCACCTGGCTGGCCGCGAGCTCGACGGCCTCGCGGATCGTGCGCGTGACCTTGTTGGGCACGCCCTTGGGCCGCCCGTTGGCCGGCAGCCGCGCCCCGTTCAGCGGGCTGACCGCTTCCCGGCTTTTCGCCCCAACTTTGCCGGGCGTCGCCTCAGCCTGATGTTGCGTTTCCATCATGGCCAGATTCTCGCATCAGTCAGCCCAAGAGCAGCTTGCCGGCAGGATCCTGCGGAGCTCCTCGACGGCCCGCAGGGCCTTCCGCATCTCGACCCCGTCGATCCCATCTAGCGCGACTGCATCAATCGCGGCCGTCATCAGCATCAAAGCCTTTGCAGTTGTCGGCAGCTCGTTGAACACCGCGTCACCAGCGCCTGCGGTGCACGCGAACTTGGCGGCTATCCGCGGCGCCATGGGATGCTTGAGCACCGCCACCTCACCGCTGTCCGGATTCCAGGCCAGCACTGCTTCACTCATCCTCATCTCAATCTCCAGCAAGTTAGTCGCCACTCACCGGGACAGGACATTTACCGGGACATTCGGGACAACCTTAGGTTGTTGTCCCGTTCTGTCCCGCCAAATTGATGTCCCGACGTCCCGCTATGTCACGCCATGTCCCGGTCATGTCCCGCCTGATGTCCCGGCCCAGTATCGGCCTGCACGGCCGATGTCACGGTTCCGGCCGCGTTTATGACCACCATTCCCTTGTCCCGCAGGCTGGCGTAGGCCCGCAGGTAGGCCTTCCTGGCCGTGTCCTGGTTGTACTGCTTGCCACCAGCCACGGCCTCAGCGCCAAGCCGGTTGTAGAAGGCAAACCGCAGGTCACGGTCAAGGATCTGCCCGCCGGCTTGGGTCAGCAGGTGCATGACCAACTGCTCATGCCCTGCCAGCTTGGCCATGCCGTTGGCCATGATCTGGCCGCCCATGTCGTGGTGCTCGCTGACCAGCGACGACAGCTCCTCGCCGTCCTCGTCATGGCCCAGCACCACGCGGTTGAGCCGGAACGTCAGGTTGGCCAGGCGGTCGCCGTCTTTCTGCTTAATCACGTCCAGGCGCGCCATCTGGGCCGTGCCCTCGGGCTTGTAGACGCCGACCAGGAAGTCGACGTTGGCGGTGATGGCGCTCGAGCCCCGCGGGCGCTCGCTGGCCGCGTGCCCTGAGTGGTGGATCACGACGACGGTGCAGTCGAACCTTGCCCGGATCTTGGCGTTGATCAGGCGCAGGTAGGCGCTGATATCGGTGGCGCTGTTCTCGTCGCCCTCAAAGGTCTGGCTGAGGGTGTCGATGTAGACCAGGCGCGCCGGCGTGGGCAACTGCTCAAGCGCCGATGCCAGTGCGTCAACGTGTTGGTCAATGCTCAACACCATCGGCGTGATGCAGACGTGAAAATCGGGCGTCAGCGGCTTGCCGTGGTGCTGGTGCCAGGCCTGCACGCGGCGGTAGATACCGGCGCCACCC